TGACATTCTAATGACTTTTTGGTGTGCCGACTGCGGCCGGCCCTGCGACGAAAAGTCCCACGTCGAGGACCATTACGGCGAGCAAATACCACGCGGCCACTACCGCGAGCATTATCAGGTCTCCGACTGCTGCGGCGCCGACCTGCTGGAAACCGATCCGGCCCTGGAGGATGCCACATGAACGAAGTCTATGACAAGGACACGGACATCCCTCGAACGGCCGATGAGCGCCGCGAGCGCGACCTGGAGATGATCCGCGCCGAGCTGTTCGGCGTGGTCGCCACGGCGCCGCAATGGGATGCCGATGCGATCTTGAGACAGGAGGCGTGAACGATGGGCTACAGACAACGATTCCTGACCGAAGTAAAACGGTTCGAGGAGTGCAACACGGCCCAAGCACTGTTGAACCCGACAGAGGAAGGCTTGCGTCAATTCTTCGACTACGAGTCAAAGGGCAAGTGGCCAAGCCGTCCCGACCCCTATTTCACCTTCCTTCTCGATGGCAAAAGGTGGTGGGAGTGGACGTTGAACTTTTACGCCGCCCAGTACGGAACGGCCGATTGGCCTGGGTGGTATTGCCTTGCCCTGGATTTCAAAGACGACCCCGCGGGCTTTCGTCAATTGCGCCGACGGTGCGGGTTCGACCCGCTCGATCCTCGGCAGATCATTGAAAAATGTGATGCAATTTCAGGAGGGGTGAGCGATGGGACTTGACCGAAACCCGCTGACGGCGACCGAGCATCGTAAGCGCTGGCCGACGGCGGTGTTGAAAATATGGAACTGGATGGGCGGGCTAAACGAAGTTGAGCAGCGCATCGGAAATTACCGGCCAGGGTTTCTGCCGGAGCACGTCTTTGACTTCCACGACGGGCTACGGTTTATAGTCTCGTCGGACCAATATAACATGGGGCTTTACATCCACATCAGCGCGAGCGCCGAACCAGGGAGCAAGTTGTGGGACTTGGGCCGGCGCGGCAAGCTGGGCGTGCATCGCTTCACTGAGATCGTGAAGGAGCGGATACGCTTCGTTGGGGGCATTGAGGCGACCTCGGCTTTTGTCACCCCCAACGGGGTTTGGCACCTGTTCTGCCCGGCGCTGCCGCTCGATGCTGCGATACAAGGCCTGATCGCGGACGACTGACCTTGTTTTCAGGAGGATCGAAGGTTATGGAGGAGTTCTGCTTTTACTTGATGACGGTTGCCGGATTTTCCGTGGCCTGTGCGCTGGTGAAAGCCGGCGTCTGCTGGCTCTGCCGGGCATACAACGCCAAGCTGGCCGACGAGGCCGAACGCCAGGCGCGGGCCGATTACCACGACACCGACGACATTTAGTTTGCCCCACGTTGGGGCGGTTCGTTTCACCAAAGGAGGTTACGATGACGTTCAAAGATGCGGGAAGGCGGCTAATGACCTTGGCCGAGGAGTTTGAATGCGCCCAGGTGGATGCCTGCCGCGCCATCGAGGGAGATTGCGACATCGACCAAGCGTTGCGCACGATCCGCGGTGTCGTCACGGCGGACGATTATATTAGCGTGGCAGTCGACGTCAAACAGTTCCGCGACGGCGAGGCCGTGAAAGTCCAGTGGACCTGCTACGATGGCCACGCGCATTTCAGGGGCGAGACGCTGACTGCGGCCGTCAACGCCGTCTTGGCGGCCCACGCGCCAGCACCAGAGGACGCGCTCGCCAATGCCCAGGCTTCGCTTAGTCCATTGCCGATGTAACGAGTTACCAACACGGCCGGCCCGGCTTTTGCTGGGTCGGCTCCTTACACCCCGGAGACGATCATGCCTTGCATGTGTGGCGACCCCTACTGCGGCTCTTGCGGGCCGGCCCAAGGGTATTTTAAGTGCGAGCACGGGGCGATCCAAGGGGACTGTGTGGTCCCCTATTGCCAGAACTACGAAGGTGATGATGAAGAAGGAGAACACCCTCATGAGTGACAACCTGCCCGTGCCGGCATCGTCGCCGGACCCGATGACGATGTTGCAGCTGTGTATCGAGCGTGGCTTCGCGCCCGAAGCCCTCAAGCAGATGATGGACCTCGCCGAGCGCTGGCAGCGGAACCAGGCCGAGGAAGCCTTTGCCATCGCCCTGGCCGGCTTCCAGGCCGACTGCCCCCTGATCCCAAGGTGCCGCAAAGTGAATCGCAAGGACGGCACCCTACTGTACAAGTTCGCCAATTTCGAGGACTGCTGGACCGTGGCGCGGCCGTACCTCAAGGCAGGTGGCATCGGGGTATCTTTCAGCACCCCGCCCAGCACCGACCCCAACATCTGGAACATGGTGGTTCACGTCACGGTCGGCAGCGTCACCAAGGACCGGGCATTCTGCGGCCCGGAGATGAGCGCCAAGGACCTCGAGGCCTACGCCAAGTCGAAGCCGGGCGGGATCAACGTCGAGCAGGCTAGAATGGAGCAGCAGGCCTACCGCAAGCGGGGCTGTTTTTGCGCCGCCCTGGGCATTGTCGTCTGCGACGAAGATAACGACATGGCCGCGCCCAACATGCGGCTCGACGAGGAGCAACAGGCCGCGATCCTCTCCGCACTGACACGCAACAAATTCCCCGTAGATCGGTTCCTCGCCTGGGCGCGGAAGGCCGCTGGCACCGAGGCGATAGACGACGTTTGCGACCTGCCGCAACGGCTTTACAAGACCGCCTTGGCCGCGATCCGCAAAGAAGTGCTGGCGAAAGGCGGTGGTCAGTGATCGCCCGCGAACCGGCCCCGAAAGACAAGCAGGACCGCCCAGACGACATTTGGGAGATGGTCCACGTCTACCGATGCCTGGAGTGTCTGGAGCTATGGTCCATGTCCGAAGAGGACGACAAGCCCCTTTTCTGTCCCTACTGTGGAGAACCGAGCAATGCAAGCCGAAATCATTGAACATGAGCATTTCGACGAGTACCAGGTGGAACAAGGCTCCGAGGAGTGGTTCCTGCTCAGGAAGGGCAAGCCCACCGCGAGCAACTTCCACAAGATCATTACCGCCGTCCGCGGCGACCTGTCGAAGTCTGCCGAGGATTACGCCTGTGAGTTGATCGGCGACGAGTTCAGCGAAATCCCTCCGGAGGGCATCGAGAACGCGACCAGCCGCGCCATCCGCTGGGGCCAGCACGCCGAGGAGCAGGCGCGGGCGTGGTACGAATTGCAGACGGGCCTCGCGGTGCGCCGCACCGGCCTGCTGGTATCCAAAGACGGGCGCTTTGGGGCTAGCCCGGATGGGCTCGTGGGCGAGACCGGTGGGTTAGAGCTGAAATGTCCTCAGGCAAAGCAACACGTCATTTACTGCAATGCCCCGCACAAGCTGCTGAATGACTACCGCCAGCAAGTCCACGGGTCGCTGTTCGTCAGCAAGCGCCTCTGGTGGGACCTTGTGAGCTATAGCCCCGGACTGCCCGGCCTGCGCATCCGCGTGGAGCCTGACGATTATACGAAGATGCTCGCCACGGCGCTCGAGGGCTTTTGGACGATGTACCGGGCCACGCGCGAGCGCGTGATGGGCACGCCCGAAATTTTGCTTGACACGCCGAAAGCACAAGCCTAACATTTCCGTCGGTCGATCCCGAATGCCGGTTTTCAAAACACGCGCTCCCGATCCCGGAAGTCTCCGGGACGATCAACGTCCGGGGTCGGGGCGCGCCATTTTTCCGAGTGCATCATGCTGGACGAAAAGCCGGCCCTCGTGCGCGACGCCAACGAAGAGTTGAGGCAGCGCATCAGGACTTTGTGCGCAAAGATCGACGAGCGCAGCAAGACCAGCCTGGGGGAAGCTCTGATCGTCGGCAGGGACCTCGCCGCCCTGCACCGCGGACGGGACGACACGGCGTGGGCGAAAGAGTTGGAGGCCCTCGCTCTGTCGGCGCGGACGGCGATCCGTTACGAGCGCGTCGCTGAATTACCGGCCGAGGAATTTGCCCAAATGACCTCGATCAACCACGCCGAGGAGCGTTGGCACGACCTGCGCGGCGCGATCAAGCCCGGAAAGGAGAAGCTATGCCGCAAGTGCAGGCTGTTCGGCAAGCTCAAGGACTGCATGATGTGCGAGGAGCTGAAGCGCCGCACGACGCGCGAGAAGGAAGAGGGCCGCCAGGGGCGTGAAGTAGGCTTCGACGCCAAAGATTTCCAGAAGTATTGGGGCAAGGTCTATCGGACCCCCGACGACTTCCGGCGGGAAACGCCGGAGTTTGAGAACTCGCCCGATTACCACGCCATGCTCCGGCTTTTGCGGGAGCTGGACGCACTTTTCGAGAAACAGATCAAAGAAAGGAAAGCACGAAATGACCGAGCGAACCAAGCGGGGGCGTAAACGGAAGGTCCAGACTTATATGCCGGGAACCGAGCCTGTCACCTTCAGGGTGATCGACCTCGCGGCCGACGCCTACATCGATGCTCGCCACAGCCGGATGCGCCTGGGCCAAGAGGAGCAAGACGCCGCCAAGAACCTGCTTTCGCTGCTGCACGGGCACGGGCTTGACACCTACGAGTACGACGGCAAAATCATCTCAATCGAGGCACTGGAAAAGGTCAAGGTCAAGAAGCAGAAGCACCCGGACCCTACCCAAGATGAATGAGCTTTGGCCACACCAGGTGCGCGCCATCGAAGCCGTCGAGGCGGCGATCGAGGCGGGCGACACGCGGATTTGTCTCACCTGCCCGACCGGCGGCGGCAAGACGCGTACCATTTCGGAGTTGATCTTGCGGTATATCGCCCGCGAGTGGCTCGCGGTGGTGTACACCAACCGCCGGTTCATGGTCGAGCAGCTGGCCCGCGTGTTCAAGGAGGCCGGCATACCGTTCGGCATCAGGGCCGGTGACTTCGAGCCTGACCTCGGTCAACCCATTCAAATCTCGTCAATCCAAACCGAGTACCAACGGTGCGTGAAACGCAGTAAGTGGGCGCCCCACGGCGAGGGCCGCAGGTGCATCCTTTTCGCCGACGAGGCGCACCAGCAGGCCACAGGCGAGGCCCTCGAACTGCTGACATGGCACGCCAGCCGCGGACATGTGGTCGTCGGCACGACTGCGACCCCGATCGACATCGGGCACTTCTACACCCGGCTCATCGTCATGGCCACAAACTCCGAGCTGCGGGACTGCGGCGCGCTCGTGTGGGCGCGACACTTCGGCCCGGACGAGCCGGACTTGCGCAAGTTCAGGGCCGCGCGCGGTGAGGGCCACGACCTTTCGGAAGCTGAGCAGCGCAAGGCGATGGGGCCGAAGGAAGCCCTTTACGGCCGCATCTGGAAGTGGTTCCAGACGCTCAACCCGCTTTTGAAGCCGACGCTGTGCTTCGCGCCGGGGGTACCCGAAAGCCTGTGGATCGCGCAACAGTTTTTCGCCCGCGGCGTACCCGCGGCGCACATCGACGGCAACAACCTTTGGGTCAACGGCGCACTCAAGGAGGCGACGCCAGAGACCCGCTTGGAAATGATGGAGGCCTGGGAAAATGGATCAATCTGCGTCGTCAGCAATCGTTACGTGTGCCGTGAAGGTATCGACGCCCCTTGGGTCGCTCACCTTATCCTTGCCACCGTCTACGGCAGCGTCCAGAGTTACCTGCAGAGCGGAGGAAGGGGACTGCGTGCTCACCATACGCTTGACGCCCTTACTGTCCAGGACCACGCAGGAAACTGGTGGCGTCACGGCAGTCTTAACTCCGATCGAGCTTGGCACCTCAACCAAACCGAGTCAGGAATCTACGCCGACCGCGCCGACCCGTTCCGGCGGCGATTCTGCCTGCGCTGCCGACAGCCGCTCGAAAAGGAAAACCCCGCCTGCAAGGCCTGCGGATTCATCAACCCTACCGAGCCGCGACGCTGCCCCAATTGCGCCCTGATCCTCGTCAAAGGCAAATGCGAGGGCTGCGGCTTCGACTGCCACGGCGCGCCGCGGGCCAGGCCTGTCGTGACCACGGACGGCGACATTTTCGAGTTGCACGGCCACTGCTTCAAGGAAAGGCCGATTTGCAAGGCGTTCGACGGCCGGCAGAAGTGGAAAGTCCTCGTCCTGCACCGCTCGAAGCCGACCAAGAAATACCCCGACAACCGGCCGACCTTTTACGAGTTGGAGGCGCGGTTTGCCCGCGAGAACTACTGGCACTGGCCGGACCGTCGTTGGCCTTACATGCCGCTCGCCCACGGAGACCTGCACCGCCGCGTCGTTGACGTTCGACCACAAGACCTTATCCAGGAGGAAGCCCATGTCACTTAAAAAAGGCCAGTGCCGTTCGTGTCAGGCCGACATCCTTTGGGGCGTGACCGCGAACAACAAGGCCATGCCCATCGAGGAAGCCGATGACGGCAACATCGTCGTCGAGGATGACGGCTCGCTGCGCGTGCTGGACAAAGGCCAGCAAGAGCTGTTCGTCGGCCAGCGCTACATTTCGCACTTCGCTACTTGCCCGCACGCATCACAGCACCGGAGGCCGAAATGAGTCTCCTAGACCGTCATCTTGGCAAAATAGCCGCCGACCTTTGGCGCGCGACAAGGGCAGAGCGCGAGTATAAGGAACGCGCGGAAGCCTTTGCGGCCTTTCAACGGAGCTTTCCCGGCGCGGCTGAATTGTCGCCAGAGCCAGCGCCTAAATTATTTGTCACTGTGCGGAGAGCAGAGCCAGAGGCATTGATCCCGGCCGTCCTCCACTACTTCCGCCTCCAAGGAATCACCGTGGACATCGCCGGCGGCAACCTCTCGGTCGAGCCGGCCGGCAAGCTGACCCCCAGGTTGAAGCGCATTCTGTGGGCCATCGACGAAGAACTGATCGCCTACCTTTCGCAACCCTAACCAAAGGTTCCAATGTCCGAGCAGGAAGGAGGGCCGCGCTCATGTCAAGAATCCGCGATCTGACCGCAGCTGAACAGCACGCCGTCCACTTCATCAAGACCAGGCCCGTCTGCGAGCTGTGCGGACGGGCCACCCCGGACGGCACCGAGTTCCACCACGTGCCAGCCAGGGGCCGTGGACAACGCCAGTTTTGGCACCTTTTGGGCGGACTGGGCGTCTGTCAGTTCTGCCACCGCGGCATCCACACTGAGGGCGTTCTGTTTATCCTCCAATCGCTGATCGCCCGGCAGCGGCATACGACCCTCGACGACGTCCGTCGGACCGTCCGGGAACTGATAAAAACGTGAAATCTTTTCAACTATTTTTCGCGCCTTCATTGCGGACCCGGACGGGGGGTAAGGGAGGTATCGCGCGCGCGCCGGCGTACGCCGGCGCGCGCAGATCGCGCCGTTGGGCGAGATACGAAACAATCGGTTTCAATAAGAACTCTGGCGGTAGCTTTTTCAACCGCACCGGCTAAGCCTTTGCTTGGCCTTGGATAGGCCAAATTGGCACGGCATTTGCCAACGGACCGGAAACCGTGAAATCCCTGCCCAAGATCACCGAGAACGAATTCCAGACCCAAGTTATCAGCCTTGCGCGCCTCTTGGGCTGGAAGGTGGCCCATTTCCGCTCCGTCCGCGTGCAGAGGGCCAATGGGTCGATACGTTGGCAAACGCCCGTCCAGGGCGACGGGGCAGGCTTTCCAGACCTCATCCTTGTCCGCGGCAGCCGGTTGCTGGTCGTGGAGCTGAAAGTCCCGCCGAACAAGTGCACGCCCGAACAAGAGGACTGG